CAATCAATCAGGTCTCTTGTCGTCGGCTTCTCCCCAGAATCTGTGGAAATTATCTGTGGAAGCCGGAAGTTCCCAGTCTTACAACGAGTGGATAGGCTCTCAATCTATTAATGATAACACTACCGGCGTTGGTTCATCTGTTAAGACAATTGGTTCTCTTCTTGTTCTATCCCCAGCAATGGCGTTGAGTTTACCGGCGATGCTTTCATCCGGCTCTATCGGACAATTTCAATTCCAGATTCAAATTACTTGCACCAATCCATACTCTGTTGCTATCGTTCCAGAAATCGTTATCGTTTGTGCTAACTCTGGTATTATGGTTAATGCTTCCGGTTCAAGTGCTATCTACACAGGTATCCTTACAAAGGAACAAGTTGTATCTACAGCCACTGAAGACGAAGTTCCAGCCCTTGAAGTTCCAGAATTCACACGAATGGTTGGTGGAAAGATGGGTAACTTTGGTGCTTTGAAGAAAATGATAATGTCAAAGGTAGGACGTATGAGACGTGGAGGACAGCAAGGTTCTACATCTGGAGGACAATCCGCTCACTCTGGAGGTGTCCGCAGATACGTCTAATTTAAACCGGTTTAGAAATATTTTTTTTTTCTCACTTTAATATGTGGAATATTTTCTCCCATTCCCCTCAAGTATAACATAAAAATACGACCAACAAAATATCTCTTTTAGAAATTGTTTCACACGAAAATTATATATGGCTAATATATATAATGTTCCAAAACTATAACAACAATTTTGACACGCCAGAGAATAGACGCATTGCTTTAACTTTAGCGGATTTTGAGGACATGCAAAGAGGCTTCCCCAGTGCATATGTGGAATCCATACCGCAACCAGATACGTATTATGTAAAACAAAGACATTTCGGACAAATAGGTTTAGGACAAGGTGATGTTGTTCGTGATAAATACGCAAGTGGATATGAAGGTATGATTGGTGCTACCGCATTACATTATCCAGAAGTTCATGATGTTTTCTCCAAAGCAGGAATGACAAAATTAGAATCAGCCGAACGTAGTCCAGCCACTTTAATGTCTCCTTCAGGTCAATATACCGGTAGTGTTCGTATGACTCCCCCTATTTCTGGTGGAGGTCGTTATGTTGATAATCCTATCCCCTTACAACACGCTCTGAAATACGTACAAGAAGAACGAGAACGAGGGGCAGGACAGAACACGTTTCTGGTTGGGAAACGTGGAGAGAATCCGAGACCTTTGAGTAAAAGAGGTGCATTAGGAAAGGTTGGAAAGACACTTGTTATGAAGGGTGAAGATACTTTAGGTCAAATACATGATGTTTTACCGAAAAAAAGAGGAAGACCAAAAGGAAGTGGGAGAAAACCTTTAGGAAGCGACCCTGCTACTTATACACCCAAATCTGTTAGCGGTGGTAAGAAACTATTTAAAACACCCAAAGAAGTAGGTCACGAATTCAAAAACCCAAAAGAATTTGTTGGTGGGAAAGTGCATTTCATAAAACGTGGTGAATCCCCAAAAGGTTGCGAAATGGGAATTTTATGTGGAAATGGAAAAGAAACCAAGAAAGATTTAGCAAAAAGGGTAAAATCAGTAGCCAAGAAAATGGTTGCCGATAAAAAAGTTGGAAAGAAAATTACAGGAAAATTCTCCATATTAAATAAAGTCCTATAATCAGAAATATTTTATATATTGTAATATATATAGAATATGCCGAAAGGACAAAAAGGTGAAAAGACTGACAAAATTACTGGTTATGATTACGCAAATCTTCAAGGACAACCCCACTCTCAAGTCAATAACTCTGGCTTTCAATCCGCTTCTTCAGAACTGAATAGCCGTTATATACAACGTGGTTCTAATCCTTACACTGACTATTTACACCCTGAATTGTCAATGAAAAACCCTGTTGGTGGAATGAGAGGTAGTCCTCATGCGATTGGCTCTTATCAAGCACCTGATGGTGCTATTAGACAAATCGGAGGTAAAAAACACATTGGAAAATCATTCAAGAAAATCGGTAAATCCGTAGGAAAAGTAGGACAAGACGTTGCTACCGGTGTAGGCACTCAAATGTTAGTGTCTGCTCTTACGAACCCTGCCGTTGATGAGGGTCTTATGGAAGGAGCAGAGGTTGGAATGATGGCGATGGGACGAAGACGTGGAAGACCTCCTACCGGTGGAAAGAAAGGTATTTCAAAAGGTCTTAAAAAGGTTGGAAAAGCAGTCGTAAAACACGCAACTCCTATCCTTAAAAAACAAGGCGAAAAATTGCTTGAAAAAGGTATTGAATCTCTTGTCAATTATATGGTTCAAGATGAAACTTCCGAAATGTCTGGAGGTAAGAAAATGTCTCTCAAAGATATTGCGAAGCATCCTGCTACCAAGAAAATAGCACACGAAGTCATTAAACAAACCGCTCCTATTGTCAAAGAACAAGGAAAGAAAATGATTAAAGATATGTTAAAAGGTTCTTCTCAAGAACCATCTGGGGGTAAAATACACGTTGGAAAGGCACTTAAGAAAGTTGGAAAAGTAGCAGAACCGGTTGCCGTTGGTGTCGCTTCCAATGTTTTAGCAGATGCTATTATGAGTGGAGCAGGACGTAAAGACAAAGTCAGACAAGCCATTGATGATATTGAAGATTTAGGTTCGGATATTAAACATATGGCTCGTAAAAGTGGTGGTTCGTCATCTGGTGGTGCAAGATCAAGACGTGCCGGTATTGTAAAACAGGTTATGCAAGAACGTGGATGTAGTCTTCCAGAAGCATCAAAGATTGTAAAAGCAGAAGGATTATATTAAAATGTAGAATTTAGAACAAATACAAAATAATATATAGTTATATTATATATTATGTTGCCTACTTATCATCGTGATTTAATACAAGGGGGTGCTTTATTGCCTCCAAGAAAACATATGCGTGGTGAAATAATGCTACAACCCCCAATGATGGGTGGTTTTATGGATGTTATGGAAATGCAGAGACTACAAGAACGGAATAAAAAAGACAAAGAAGACAGAGAATTGAGAGGAGAACCTGAACCAGAGAAAAGTCCTTCCCAACATTCTGATTTTGATACCCCTGTTATCAGCGACCCCAGATTTCAGAAAGTCAAACAAATTCCTCTCAAGAAACTCGGTGAAGGAATTGATGCCGGTTTGATAACTTTAGGAGTTCCAAAACCTATCGCAAAGAAAATCGGAAAAGAGTCAATGCATAATATTGACATGATGAGTTCTGGAAATACCCAAGATTTGTTTGATGCACCAGTTATGAAAGCATTAGACCCAGTACAGAAAGGAGTCGTTTCCGGACAGATGGCTATATTAGATGGTGTCTCGTCTGGTCTTTCCAAAGGAACAAAGGCAGTAGGCAAATCCGCAAAGAAAACCGGAAAGAAAATTAAAAAAGCATTTAAATGAAGAAAATATATTTGAAATATTTTATATACGTGTAATATATAAAATGATTCCTGCTTACCAACGAAGTGAATTAGAATACGACAATCGCATCAAACGAAGACTCATCAAAGGACTTGAAAAGAAATACACCAATCAACAACTTATCAAATTTCAAGGTCAAGATGCAAGGGCTGATGATTTATTCCTTTCTTTAGAAAAAATGTTATATCTGATATACGCTCTCCTTCAAGAATCACATACGTATTTGTTTGCTATCGGAACGCAATCAGAAGAAGCCAACAGAAGGGAACGACATCCTTTACCTCCTACTCCTGAAAGACCAACACAAGGAAGAAGAAGGCTTTTCCCTACTGGAGAAGAAATAGGACAACACGTTCAACATGCAATGGAGCAGAATCAACGTGCCGTAGTTAGAACCATTACCGGTGTCGGTTCATTTAGAAGCCAAATGGGACAACTTCTCAAACTCGGTAATACACTAAAAGAATACATTAAAGATATTTCTCCGAGATTCAACTATTTAGACCAAGACCAAGTCAATCGTTTAGACGACCTTATCAAAATGGTTTATGATATTTATGATGATACTCTTGCTTTCGCTTTACAAGAACTACAATTGGCTCGTGGTATTGGTGCGAACGAAGAATTAGTTGCGTCTCAACAACTTATAGGTGAAGTCAATAAAGAAGTTATATCAAGGCTTCCTGCATTACAACAACTTATCGTCAATTATAACCCCATTGTCGCTCCTGTTAATGCCGGTTCTGTCAATCAGAACGCAAGTGGAGACGGATATACTTTAGATGCCGGTAATTATCTCGGTCAATATGTTTAAGGAATCAAGGGTTGATACGAAACCTCCTTTTTCATCAAAAACCTCTAAAAACCCCTTTTTATGCCCTGATTTCAATTTCTATCTATAAAAAGAAAGAATTAATATATATATAAGAGGGTTTTGTCAAATCAAGGCAAAAAAAGGGATTTTGGATGTCAAAAAAGGAGGTGTCTCCCAGACGGCTCTTCCGATAAAGGGCGAAATAGGGATTATATATAAATATATCACTATTATATATAATATGTCATCACCAGAACCGGTAAATAAAAAACTTTATGCAAAAGTCAAGAAAATGGCTGATGAAAAATACAAGACTCACGGAGCATACAAGAGTA